ACCTTGCTCTGCGGCCTTCTTAGATGCTCTAGAACCAATAATTGCTTGAATACCACCCAAACCAAGTCGTGCAAGCGTGTCTTCTTTCAAGCCTGTAGCTTCTGACAAACGAGCCATAACGCCTTTGTCGCTTGGCTTGAGAACATCAGTAAGGTCTGCTCTGCGGCTTCTGTCTTCCACGGGAGGCAAGCCAGCACCGTATCCTTGTGCGCCGTACAAAGCGGCTCTGTCTGGTGAACCTATAGATACTTCTGGCACAGGCTGAACTTGTGGAGGAGCCATAAAAGAAGAATAGTCTGGCTGAGAAAAAATCCCACCTACTTGATATAAATCAGTACCTTCTATATTAGATGGCGCAGATACAGACATCGTTGCGGGCGATTCTTGTACTGGGTTTTGCATGTACTCAAAAGCATTTGGGTCAACGTATTGAGCCTCTGGAACATAATAAGTAGGAATACCTGTTTGTGGGTCAGGCATACCGCTACCGCCTCTGTCTTTCAGCAGTTGTGCTTCTTCAGGGGTGATGTACGCAAGCATGTGGTTTTCAGGTGCTTTTGCTTGCAGCAAACGAGCAATCTGGCGCACATCTGCACCAACACGGGTCATGTTTTTAAGTGTTGCCATTTAAACTCCCAGAGCATCTTTAAGACGCAAAGATTCTTCGTTCCACACGGTTGACCTCTTTTTACCTGATTCTTTAGATTCAATTTCACCCGCTCCACGACTTGATGTCAAGCCAGTTGTTGGTAGCGGTGCGCTAGAAGACAGATTCAATCCTTGAGCCAAAGGAGAACCTGAAGTTGGAGCTACACCCGTAAAGTACATGCTTGGATAGATAGTCTTGGTAGGTGCTTCTTTTGCTGCTTTTTCAGCAACAGGCTGATTTTCTTCTACGATTTCTCTTTCACCAGTAACTTTCACTTCTGGCAAGCTGTCAGTTTCCCGCTGTGCTGTAACTTTCACTTCTGGCAAGCTGTCAGTTACTGTGAAAGGCAAGACATTCTCAGGTGCGCCTGGCTCCCGCTTTGCTTTAACTACAATTTCACCGCCTGGTTTGGATTGACCAGGCACACTGACGCTAGGTTTTGTCACAGTTGTAGATGTGTAAGGCAATACATTTTCAACCGCACCAGCCTCTCTACCAGCAGTAACTCTGACTTCACCAAGCTGATTTCCAGCATCTGTCATTGTTCCTGTACCTGCATCTGCAAGTTGAGTACCTGGCTGTGCTTTGCTGGTATCTACCAATTTTTGTGCGTCAGCAGCAGCACGTTGTTCAAGTGACAGAGTTGCCTTGTCAGCGTTGTCTTTGTAGTTCTGGTATCCCACATTTGCCAAATCAATCAACTGTGTATTAACAGCAACATCAATAGCTTGTTTAACATCTCCACCAGTAGCTATAAAAGTACCTACGCCTTTACCAGCAGCAGTACCAACACCTGTGGTTTTGCCAAACTCAGTAGAACCAACAGCATCTCCAACACCTGCACCAATACCACCAGAAACAGCATTTCTGATAATGTCTTCTGGTCTACCACCCGCAACAACAGTACCTGCGGCAGAACCTGCGGCAGAACCAATAGCGGAGGAGCCTGTAGAAGTTGCTGTGCTGATGCCAACAAAAGAAGTTACACCAGAAACAGCACCTGCTTTAAGAGAATCTTTTAATGAATTACCTTGAGCCAATGAACTAGCGGTAGTAATGGCGGCAGAACCTGCGGCACTAGCGGCAGCCATTTGAGCAGCAGTCATTGTTCCAGCGGTATATGCTGCTGATGAGCCAGTTAAGTATGACCCTATTTGTGGAATCAATGCTGGATTGACAATGGCAATGACAACAAGAGCAACTGCTGCTACTTTTTTAAATGCGGATTTCGCTTTTCTCCAAAATTTACCCATGTCATGCTCCTATTTCTCTAGATGCAAGCATCTGTTCTGTTATCTTGCCCATAGTTGAAAACACGGCCAAAGACGGGTAATCAACCTTCATGTCCAACTCATCTGGTTCTACCAACTTGCTTGCAACTGCTTGTTCTTTAAACACAGGATACAAAGTCCTATCTTTAATAACAGCATCAGCCATCTGACCAACCCTTACAAGTACTTCAGGCGAAACGCCGACACTGGCAATATATTCTTTGATACCTTGCTTTGCTTCAAACATCTGTTTGTTTGACGGTTTTGTTGCCATGTCACACTCCTAAAGCTGTTGCTATCTGTTGATGAATGGTCTGGTGAACACCAATCCAGTCATAGAAATCTTCTTCTACATTCCAGTCACTGTCGAGCAACTGGAAGGGATTATCCAAGCCTAGAACACTTGCCAGACGCTGATGCTCTTGATTGTGCACAAACAGCCAGTCATCCAAGTTATCGTAGTCAGCATCTGTCAGTGGATACTTCTGCACAGCAATACCGTTGTCACCCAAGATTTCGTAGAACAACTGGTGCTGTACACCGTTTTCAAACAAAAACTCTCCCAGTCCGTCTTTGTCACCGAACTTTACGTATGAGAGGGCTTCCATGTTCAAGATTTGTCTGCCTTTGCATCTAGCTTGTTGAAGATTTGTTTGAGAATATCTTTGATTTCAGAGATGTCAGAGCGGTAATCATCTTTTGCCACATATTCTTTAGGTAGTTCATTTATCTTGTCCTCCAGTTTCTGTATCTGTCTTGTCGTGTTGTTGAAGACATAGACAGCGAGAAAGCCAGCAATGCTGACCACGATGTTGAAGATTTGTTGGTTATCCATGTCAGACAGCGTAGTACGGGACTTTTACTACCACCCCGTTAAGGTTGACTTGCATGAATCCAGCAGGTTGCAGAGGCAGACTTGCTATGCCGTATGTCGCTGTTGCAGTCGTATTTCCTGTGAAGTTGAACACAGCAGCGTTGGTTGTGCCACCAAGAATGGTGACGTTTTCCAGTGTCAGGTTGCCTACGTTAGAAACAGTACTACCAAGAGTCAGGGTAGTGTTACCTAACACCACGTTGGAATTCTGTAGGTTGCTGTTACCTATAGCAATAGTGACGTTAGAAGCACTTGTCAGTCTGCCTTGCTGGTCTACGGTATAGGAGGCTACGTTGGTAGCACCACCGTATGTACCTATAGTCACAGCAGTGTTGGCAAGAGATACAGTTCCTGTAGAGGTTATAGGGCCACCTGTGAGGCCTGTACCTGTAGCTACGTTACTGACATAGATAACCTCAGAGTTATCTACTTTCTGCCACACAGAGCCGTTAAACACACACCAGTCACTTACTACCCAGTCTGTGATGCCGTTAAGGTTGGTAGAGCCAGAAACAGACACAACATAGTAGTCCCCTTTCGTACCTACGCTAGAGGTAAGGGTAGGGTCGTTGGTAGCGGCATCCCACGTACCTTTGTAGTTAAGTGCGCCTACAACATTGAGGGAGGAACTGACTGTTTTTAACATGTTAAACTCCATCCACTACGTAACAGGGGTTTGCATGAAAACTTGTAAATGGTGTCATAAAGAAAAGCCTTTAAACGACTTCCCAAAACATAAACAAATGTCCGATGGTCATTTAAACAAATGCCGAATTTGTTGCAACATTGCTTTAAATCTGAGAAGAAATACGTTTGACGGAAAAGAAAAAAGAAAGCTAGAAAAACAGTACCCAGAAAACAAGAAACGATACAAACAAAGCGAAAAAGGCAAAGAAGCAACAAAAAGATACAAGCGTGACCCAGTTCGAGAATCTGCAAAAAACGCAGTAAAACATGCCGTAAAACGTGGCTGGTTAAAAAAAGAGCCGTGTTTTGTTTGCGGCGAAAAAGGCCTTGCTCATCACTCATCTTATGCAAACGATATGAAGTTACTTGTGACGTGGCTATGCATCCACCATCACAATCAACTTCACAACGAACATAAAGGTTATAAGTCATGGTTGTAACACTTTTGTATCAACTTCCATCGCCAGGTGTCACGTAGATAGTAGCGTTGCTACTAGCGGTAATGCCTGTGAAGTAAGCGTTGGGTACGAAAGAAAGAATCTCATCTGTGCCTGGCAACAGTGGGATAGATGTACCTGTGGTAGTAATGACTGCGGCATTACTGTTTGCACTAGCACCATCTGAACCGTAACCTAGAAAGACAGTAACAGAACCAGCATTGATAATGCGGTACTGATTACCACCAAGCGTGGTAGATACGGCTTGTACAGCAGTAGGTGCTGTTGTAGCCGCTAGGAATGTGACAGTGTTACCTGTCCTTGTGAAGGCTTGAATTCCCATTATTCTGTCACCTCATCTGCTGGCTCTGGTGTGTTGCCTTCAGCCACCCAAGCCTTGAACTCTGGGTAATCTTCTGTGCAAGTCAGACGGCATTTGCCATCATCGTCAATACGAGCGTAGATTTGTGGTTCGCCTTCAACGGCGGCAAGCATTTTAAAAATCATAATTCAGCACTCCATCCGACATATGCCCCAGCAACGTTTGCGTAAAAAATCACAGCATTTCCTTGTGTAAGCCCACTTGAAACAGTTATCCCAATAATCCCGCCGTTAGCCGTTGTGTCATTGAGCGAAGGGACTGCACTGAGGTTGATATTTGATGTAGAAGTAGTCGCATAATCTGAAGCAGTTCCAGTTGTGTCAAGAGCCGTAGGAACTGCTCTCATCGTAACTGGGAATGTTGCGGCCACACGAGCCAAGGTGCTAGCAGTGCATAACCCAGTTGCAGGAAAGTAAGAGCTAGCAGTTGGCTGTGTTAAACGGTAGTAATACCGCTGACACAAAGCCAACTCAGTGCCATACGGCCTGTAGTCAAAGCTCGTTGCTGTTGAGCCTTTCTCAAGTTGAACGCCTGTGATGTAGAACGTGGCTCCGCTTGTGCCGACTACGCTGACTGCGCCTGTGGCAGAGAAGTAATTAGCACCCGCCCAAGCACCCGCAGTTCCGCTAAATGTAGAGCCTACACCAAGACCAAAAGTTAAAGAAATACCTAGACCGCTAGTTGCCCCAATCCAAGTACCTGATGTATCGCCAGCAATTGTTATGCTTATGGTAGTCCAAGTATTTGCTGTAGGAATTGAATAGGTAAACGGGTAACTACGATTTTGTGCAGAGTTTTGTAATGAGCCACCAAACGTGCCTGTCAAACTTGAATACACTATAAAAGAAAGCGTAACTGATGCCGCAGAAGCTGTACCCCATCCCAAATCAGCAGTATTAAAACCTTCAATATACTGTTGCATGATATATGCATCACCAGCCGCTACAGCAGTTGCGGCAGAAGAAGTAAGACCTAAATAATTGCGAAATCCTGCTGGAGTAGTAACACCCCCTTGATTTTGTTGAAGCGTAAATTTTGCTAAAGCTGGAGCCGCATAACGCCATCTATCTAATGTATATCCCGCTCCGACTGCAACTGGAATAGTGCTTGCCGCCCCCGCATTCCTCTGGTCAATAACCATTGCGCCGTTGATAATGCGGTTTTTAAAACCGTAGTAGCCAGTGGTTGTGCCTGTGCCACCTTGGGCTTCTGGCAACAAACCAACTGCGGTACTTACGTTTGCCGCAATGTTTGATGTGCCACTGCTAATAGTGACGTTAGTTAGGGTCACATTACCAAGACTGGTAGTTGTATTACCAAGATAGACAGCAGTATTGCCAAGCGTAATCGCAGTAGCAAAATTCTGGTCTAGTTGCGATAGCGGAATTGCCGCAGTCGCAGTACCAAAAATATTAGGAACAGCCATGTTAGAACCTCACTCTCAATTCATGTTCAAACTCAATTGTGTTTACGGTAAGTGCAGGGTCATTAGAGGTCATCGTCAAACCCAAATACTTACCATACTGTTGTGCATCTGACTTGTACAAAGCGTACCCCGCACTCGTCAACCAGCCTATTGTCGTAGAAGAATTGTTCACCCACGTAAGGGTGATGCTCTGATTGTTAAACCAAGTCACACTGTTGTTAAGGGTGTACACAGGGCTAGAACCACTCTCACTATCCACGGTTACATTGAACGTACCACCTGTAGTAAGAGTAGCCTCAATACCAAACTTCAGAGCCTGTTTGGTACGGATAGGGTCACGCATGGGGGACAGAGAAGTCTGTATTTCAGAAGCCACATTTGCAGTCGCATCCCCGTACAAGCGGAAAAGTGCTGTGTCTGTCACACCGTAGAGATTAATCAAGCCACCAACAGGGGCAGAAGAAACGTACCGCAACGCACCCTGGCTGGTGATAAACCACTTCTTCTCAAAAAACACGCACTGTACAAACCTGTCTCCTGTAGTGATAGGGAGAGTAGGCAATAGGTAGAAGTTGAAAGCCGCACACAGGATGTTGTTGAGCAAGACTTGACCAGCAGTTACAGGCTTAGTGAAGTCAATGTAGGGGAAAATACCATCAAGTTGGTCAGAAATCTTGCTGGTTGTTGAGCCTACAAGGGCATACACCCCGTAGTTATTCATGAACAAAACAGAGCGGAAATAAGGGAAAACAGCGTATTTCAGCTTGCTACCAACAGACGCAGACACGTTTGTGTTGGTAAACAGGGTATCCCCTGTATTTGTAACTCGCACATCTGAGAAGACGTTAATGCTGTCTTCACCGTAGATGTACAGGAAGTTGTTGGCAGACACCATGTGCTGGATATTGCCACGCAGGGTTGAGTCAGAAATAGTCTCAGCACCAGCAGAAACAGATGTGAAGTCGGTAGGGCTGGTAGCAGAAGAATAGGTAACTGTACGCCCTGTAGAAATCCAGACACGACCAGAGAAGGTAGCAACACTGGATATTTCTTCTAGGTTAGGCACACCTATCACAGTGGCATTTGCGTTTCCTGAAGGTGTAGGTGGAGCAGCTATCGTGACAGTTGGGACACTTGTGAAGTTATTCCCCACATTTGTCATGATGACTTCTGTAACAGCGTTACCAAACACAATAGCTGTTGCAGCGGCATTAGCACCGCCTCCACCCGTGATAGTCACAGCGGGAGGAGAAGCAGGGTCATAGCCAGAACCACTATTGGTTACCTGTATGAAGAGTGCACCTTTAGTGAAAGTCAGCAGTTGGGCAATAGCGTTAGCACCACTACCACCCCCGCCTGTGATGGTCACTGTAGGTGCGGCTGTATATCCACTACCACCGTTGGTAACAGCAATAGAAGATACAGCATTTGCCGTGATTGTTGCTTCTGCTGTAGCTTGTGTACCATTTGTTTGGTTGGGCGCAGAGATAGTTACTGCTGGCGCAGAGGTATAGCCTGAACCCCTAGCAGTCAAACCTATCCTGCCGACACCACCAACGTTGAGCAAGTCAGTGCCATCCCAAGTAAAGAGTCCTTTATTGGGGTCACCTATAAATACTTCTTCATTCTTCCACTGGGCGATAGACACGTTGGCAGACGAGAACGTGCCTGTCACACCAACATTGCCAACAGTGCCTGTATCTATGATTACGTATTGCGCTCTACCGTCTTCTTGGAAGGCCAACAGATAGTCAGATAAGCCAAGATTGGTGTTGGAAAGGGTTGTTACTGTGTTTCCAAACGAGATAGCGTTATTGCCACCATCTTTGAATGTGACTTGAGCAGGGACAATCTTGATGTTGCCAAACCCGATAGGCATGGCATTCTCAATCCATGAGAACTCCTCATCATCAATAGCTGTCCTGTTGGACTTGGTGTTTAAGCCCTTGAAGTTCTTATAGACAGCATAAGATTTCTTTTGCTCTGCTGCTGCCATGATTAGAAGGTAGAGTAGGGGTCAGGGATTCTGCGTGTGTACACAGAGTTCAACACCGCTTGGATTTGCTTGGCATACTCTTGCTTGTATATCTCAGCTTCTCCGTAACTCTGTTCTTTGTACTTGGCTTTGTAAGCCGCATAGAAAGCTACAGGCGTGGTGTAGGGGTCTTGAATCTGGTCATTAGCGTTGGGCGTATTCAAACTTAACGCAGTAGGCAAGATAGTGCTATCTATCTCTACGACATACGATTGGTCAGGAACAGGGCCAACATAGATGGTGTTTTGTCCGTAAACAGAGAAACATACGGGTCTGCCGACATAGTTTTGCCAGTAACGCAGTTGAGCGTTGAAGTTTGACCAGGGCAGATACCGCAGTGGAATACGGCTGTTACCCCAGTAAACGTTGACGTTCAGGATGTCGAGTGTTGTGCCAGTAGCAATGGTGGCATAGGGGATAACTTCCGCAGGGCCAGAATATTGCAGACTGGCTGTGCCATCTGTGAACGGGGTAGAAGGTGGGAAAGTGTAGCCAGAAGCGGGATAAGGTGGAGGTGTAGTACTGAGAACACCACCAGTTACCACTTCATAGATGAAGATGTTGTTGAATAAGAACTGACCCGCAGTAACAGTAGCACCCGCAGTCCACACGGTTGCGGGTACTCCTGTACTAGAAATTGGGGTGGCAGTAATTTGCAGGGTACGTAAGCACCCAGTATCTCTCGCTACTCGCTCACGGGCATCGTTGATGTAGTCCGTTAGCTCCGAGGTTGACCAGAAGACAGAGTTTGCATCATGCAATAACCGCTGTACTTCCGTGATGTAGGAAGAGAGAGTTGCCATGTTACCTTCATGTTATGCAACCCTCTGATTGACCTTTCCCCCAACGGATTTCTCAATCCGTAAGGGTACTACGCCAACCGCCGAGGGTAACGAGCGGTTCTTTGTTGGAGGCTCTGAAGAAATATATACCTTCTTCAGATTCTCCATTGCTTCTTCAAGTTCGCTGTGGAGTCGTATCATGCCCAACTGGACTAGATACTTCTCCTTGTCCTCATCTCCGTAACCAAGCATGTGCATGGCAGCAGGGACAGTCAATTCAACTGTCTTGCCGACAGGAAACTCATAACCGACATAGTGGTACTCAGCGTACAAGTCTTTGTCGGTGTTGTTGGTTACATAAACGAGGTCTGTCATAGTGTTACAACGTCACCGTACACAGTAATATCAACAGTGTTGTTTGCTGCTGCCGCTGTATTTACACACACAAACAAAGGACTTGTATAGATTTTTGTTGACGTATTTGCTGTCAACGCAAGGTCTTGATACAAGCCTGTGCCAGTAATGTTTGAAAGAACAGTTGCATTAGAAACTGCGTTTGCCAAGTTACCATCATTGCTTGTGAAGATGGTAACGTTGGCAGCGGCAACACTTCCGTTGGCATTAAAAGCAGTAATACGGCGAACGATGTAGCCAGTACCGACAGTAGCAATTGTTGCCACAGCATTACCAGTGCTTCCCATCGCAACGGGAGGATTGGTAGAGCCAACAGCAAAATTGCCGAAACCGTCTGGGTACAGTGAGCCTACATGGTTTGCGTTCATACTGTCTCCTTAGCTTGTGTAGGTGCTGTTTGCATTGATACCACCATTGATGGTCAATGCAGTAACTGCACCTGCGCCAGCAATAGTAGATTGTGCAAACACGTTCACGCCATCAGACAAAATCATGCCGCCAGTGTTGTTGGCAAGCAGAGTTGTGATGGATGAGCCGTTATTTGCAGTAATCACTACGTTAGCAGCGGGGAACAGCATATAAGTACCAGCGGGAATCACTGTGCCAGCGTTAGCGGCAGTCAGAGACACATTGGAGAAGTACGCACCAGCAGTGTTGGTCGTTGCATTCGCCAGAATGATTTTGTTCATTGCTAAAGCCATGTCTTTTTCTCCTTACAGTGAAAGGTAGTTGTAACCCGTCACCTTGGTCATGGCTTTGGGCTTGACGTTCACCAATTCGGCAATCATCAAAACCGCACCGACATAACCAATTTGCCAGTTGGGGAGAGTGGACTCAAAGCCTGTAAACACAAACGAACCTTGCTCATGGATGTACAGAGACAAGTAGTTGGTGTTCAGGAAGTACACAGTACCTTCTGGGCAGTAGGGGTCTGGATAGATAGGTACGCCAGCAACCATCAAAGCACGGAAAGCTGCTTGAGGGCCATTGGTTTCACCGTCAAAACCTGCACCTGGGGTGATAACGTATTGCTCTTGACCAACAAAGTCTTGAGCCAACAGTGTCCAAGTACCGAAACCGCAAACACCGAACGAAGGCATTTCAGCACCGTTTTTGACAGTACCAGAGATGTATTGCAGGAT